CCGACGCAATTCAGCGTCAATTACGTGGCCCCCAATCGCGGCTATCAGCAGAGCACGCAACAGGCCATGATCGGCTCCCTCCCCACTGCAGTCGAACAACCGCGCGCGGTCTCGACCGTGCTCGCTTTGGATGACGGGGAGGCCAAAGACCTGGCGCAACAAACCCTCGATAAAATCTGGATCGAACGCACCTCCTACCGGTTCATGGTGGGGCGTCCCTGGGCCTTTTTGGAGCCCGGCGACCGCCTGACCGTGGAGAGCCGCGAGGCGCTCTATACGATCAATCTCGGCCAGCTCTCCTATGGCCGACCGGGCCTGCTCGAATGCCAGGGACGGGGCGATAGCGCGGCCGTCATGTGGGTCCCCGGGGCTGCGCCCGGGACGGGACCCGCTACCGGGCAGGATCTGGACTTCCTGGATCCGACGCTGGCGCGCTTTCTGGAGCTGCCAGCGCTCACCGCCGAGGATACCGCGCCGCGCCTGCACTGGGTCTATACCTATCCCACGACCGGGACGACGGGCTGGCCAGGCGGGTCGCTCTGGGCCTCCCCCGATGGCGGGGAGAGTTATACCTATCGGCACACCGGCACGCTCGAAGGCCTCTGGGGCGACGCCTCGACCGTGCTCCCGGATGCCCCGGCGCACTGGACGGATACCACCTCGGTGGTGACTGTCGTGCTGCACCATGGCAGCCTCACCTCGATCACCCCGGAGGCCTTCCAGTTCGGGGGCAACGTGGCCCTGCTGGGCCGTGAGCTCGTGCAGTTTCGTGATGCGGTGCTGGTCGCCCCGGACACCTATGAGCTGCGGCATTTCTGGCGCGGCCGGCGTGGCACGGAATGGGCCACAGGGACGCATGCGGCGGGCGAACCGTTTACGGTGCTCGACCAGGGCGTGTATCGGCTGGAGCTGCCCCTGACCTGGCGTGCGGTCCTGCGCGCCTACAAGACGGTGACGCGGGGGCTCTCGCTCGCCGATGCGACCGCGCAGACCCATGCTGCGCCGGCGGAGAACCTCACGCCGTGGACGGTGGCGAATCTGCACCTGACGCTGCAGACGAACGGGGACTGGCTGTTTGCCTGGCGTGGACGTGCGCGGTTTACCGGGACGTGGGTCGACGGCAGCCAGGCGACGCCAGACCCGGATCTGCTCGCCTATCGCGTGTTGATCTATACGGATGCGACCCGGACCACGCTCGCGCGAGCGATCGACGTGCCCGAGGCCGGGCAGTATCAGGAGGCAGACACGTCGACCTATACCGTGGCCGACCAGACGACCGACTTTGGCGCGCCGCAGACGACGCTGACCGCGACGGTGGTGCAGGTCGGTCGTGATGGCGTGTCGCGCCAGGCGGCGTAGAAAGGACCGTAATGCCAACGACGACGGTGCGCCAGATCGATCTCATGCTCGTGGGCAGCCTGGGCAAGGAAGTGCTGTCCAATGACGGCATGGAGAATCTCGCCTTAGGCATCTCCGGCGCCACGACGATTCCCCTCGCCGCGACGGATTACACGCTGACGACCGATAACCAGGGCCAGGCCATGCACATGATTCTTGTGCTGACCGGGACCCTGACCGCCAACGTCAACCTGCTCGTGCCCGCCGAGGGCCGGGTGTTCGTGGTCGATAACCGCACCACCGGTGCCTTTACGGTCACGGTGAAAACCGCCACCGGGAGCGGCTTTGCCGTGCCGCAGGCCGACCGCACGTTCCTGTATTGCGATGGCACGAACGTCTACCCGGTGGGGACTGCTGGGGGTGCAGGTGGGGAGGGAGCGCCGACAGACGCGAGCTACCTGGTGAGTGCCGCGCATAGCCTGCTCACCGGGGAGCGGGTGGTGACGGATACGGCGACGGTCACCTGGAACCATGCCACCGTGGGGCAGAGCGCGGCACAGGTCCCCGACGGCGCAGTCACCTATGCCAAGCTGCAAGCCATCAGCGCCAGCCCGCGTCTGCTGGGTCGCAGCAGTGCCGGGGCGGGCGTGGTCGAAGAAGTGAGTATTGGCAGTGGCCTGACGATGAGTGGCGGGGCGCTCAGCGCGCCCGCCCCCGCGCCGGCCTCCGAGACGGTGGCCGGGATCGTCGAGTTGAATACCCCGGCCGAGACCGTGACCGGGACCGACACGACGCGTGCCACGCATGCCGCCGGCGTCACAGCGGCGCTGGATGCCCGCGTGCCGGCCGGCACGCCGCTCAGTGTGACGCGCTACGGCGCCGGCGGCACGACGCTCGAAGCCACCCCTGGCATGGGGACCACGGCCACCGGCTGGCTGGGAATCGGCCTGAGTACCCCGACCACCGCACTCCAGGTGCAGGGCGATACGGTCCAGGCCGGACAGGTCACGGCCCTCTCGTACCACGACGCGAACGGCAACGCCGCCCTCATCCTGCGGCGCGGGCGGGGCACGATGGCGGCTCCCGGCATGGTGACGCTGGGCGACTATACCGGGGCGCTGACCTTTCAGGGCTGGGCGCGCAATGGCGCCGATACGGCCGACATCTTTGTGCAGACGGCCCTCATGCGCTCCGAAGTGGACAGTGTGGACGCCCAGGGGCGGATTGGTGGCCGCCTCGCCTTCTTTACCAATCCGGCCGCCAGTGGGGGGGTGGTGGAACGCTTGCGGATCGACGGCCAGGGCAATCTCACCACCACCGGTGCCAACATCACCACGGGCTTGCAGGCCGGCCTGGCGCTCAAAATCGGCGCCCGTCCGAGCGCGACGCTTCCAGATGCCGTTGAAACCTGGGTGGAAGACTTTGAAAGCGGCGCGACCGCTGCCTCCCTGCTGGTGTGGCCGGAAGGTGCCATTGCCCCGACCACCATCGGCAACGGCCTGCTCCATAAAATGGTCGGGCGCTCCCTCACGACGCATAGCGTGTCTTCCCCCTACGTGCTCACCGCCGAGATGTCGGGCAAGCTCCTCATCTCCAACAACGCCACGGAACTCGGTGTCATCCAACTGCCGCTCTGCCCCAACCCCTCCTCCTGGGGACTCTACTACGTGATCGGCAACTACCAGGCCAGCCCGAGAGGCACCCGCATCGTGCCGGGGACCGGCGGGCGTATCCAGCTCGCCAGCACCGCCGGGGCGGCGAATCAGGCTATCCAGTCGCAGGTCTCCGGCGACTACATGACCATCGTGTGTATCAACAACGGCTTTTGGCACATCATGAGCCCGGCGCAGGGCTGGGTGTTCGTGTAGAAGGGAGGAGCGGGCATGACGGGAGGTCAGCGTGACCCCATGGATAAATCCAGGGGCTTGCCACTAGATGGAGGGGCATGTCCCCCAACATCTCCCAAGGTCAGAGACCTTGGGTTTCACGAGGCGATCTGTGATCGACTTGCAGGCGGGGGGTATCCGGCCCCGCAGAGAGGAGGGGGAGCGTGGCACAGGATGCTGCTTGGATTAGTAGGTACCGCGAAACCGTGACCGGCTACCTGAACGTACTCAACCAGCTCCAGGCGCTCAGGCAGCAGTATGATGCGCTGGGCTATTCGACGACGCTCACGCCGGAGGACTTTGCGCCGCCCAACGATGACATCGACCTGCCCACCTTGCAGGACGCGGTAGCGAGCGTCGAAGCCATCGTGAATTTCATGGCAACCGGGCATTCGACCAATATGTATAAGCTTATTTTGTAAGGAGTCACGCCATGCTGCGGCTGCTGGGGCTGGGGCTGCTGGCGAGTCCCGTACTTCTCGGGTGCCATGGTCCCACCCGCCACACCTACCACGTCAGCGAGGACCAACTGCGCCGTATGGCCGAGGTGGCGCACATTGCCCCGTGCCCCAGGGGCCCCACGATTGTCGTGGGGCTGAAGCGCGCGCACGGCGGCGGGGTGTTGGTCATCGAGTGCCCGGTGCGGGAGCAACCCTGATGGATCACGTGGCACGTTTCCTGGCGCATCGGCTGCACGAAGAGCTGGCCTGGATGCGGGCGCAACTGGACCCGGACAGCACGGAGGCCGAGGCCATGGCCTACTTACGCGATCAGTGTGGCTATAGCAATGGGGGGTGTCGGTACTGGGTATCGGACTATTGCGCGCTGGATTGCCCTTTCCGGCCGGAGGACCTCTAGATGCTCACCGTGGGCATCGAAGCCGGGGGGCATGCCCAGCTCTGCATGGTCTGCCCGCTGGACCGCGAGACGCCGCACGCGACGCTCTACGTCGTGCTGTGGGAGCACGACCTGCCGTTCCCGCAGGGGGTGTTGACGCGTACGGGCGGCTGCCTGCGACTGTGTTGGGAGCACTTAGACGAATTGGCGCTCTTGATTGCGGAGGCATTATGAGCCTGCGGGAGATCCCCGTGCATTTTACCTGCGACCGGTGCCAGCACGCGCAGCATGTGGACTTCCTCTGTTGGGAGACCCACAGGGAGAACACCGGCCTCTGCCTGCACTGCTGCGGCTGCGCCACGCACCGCGCGGACGATCCGGGCGGGCGCGTCGTGTTCGATCGGCACGGCTGGCGCGGGCTGGACGACAACGACAGCCGCACACGGCGGCATGCTTAGGGCTTCGGGAGGCGGGACAGCAGATTACGGGGGCGATTCTTCTGCATGGGGGGTGTCCTCCTCCCGCGTCATCGCTCCAGCCCTCCAGAATCGCCAGCACATGCGCCAGTCGGGGCAGCAGCGCCTGCGAGGCCTGCAGCGCCCTACACGGCGCACAGACGCACGCCGGGCCGTGGTCGTGGAGGCAGACGGCCAGGGCAATCAGAGCGTCATCGAGGACGTCGAGGGGGCTCATGCATCCTCTCTCGCTGCAGCAGCCGCTCCATCGGCACGCCTAGCGCCGCCGCCAGGCGGGCCAGCCGCGCCGTTTTCACCTCGGTCGAGCGGCCACACTCCAACGCCGAAATATCTTGCTGGTAGGCTCCTATGGCCTCAGCCAGCTGCTGCTGTGTGAGGCCCAGGCGCTTACGATAGGCACGCAGCCTGGCACGGTCTACCACAGTCTGCGCCCTGTATTTTCCAGCGTCTGCATCGACGGCCTCCTGGCATACTGTCGTCTCTCTCCTGCCCCAGGCTCCACCTGCGGGCAGTGCAGGCATTGCCTGGGGAGGCTCTGGCTCCAGCGGTGCAGGCCAGGAGCACAATACCGGATCGTCTGTGCCTGCCAGCCGGCCTCTGGGGTCCAGAGCGCTCCACAGCCCAGGCAGACTTTTACATCTTTACCCCTGCTGTAAAGTCCGGCATCTGGGCAGTGCAGCTTTGTCAGATGTCACCCTCCCACAGACGTTGCAAAGACAACCTGTCATGCAGATCCAGCCCACCAGCAGGGCCGATCAGCAGCCACAAGGCTGCTCTGTGCCAGCAGTAGCGCAGATGCCGGATGCCCCAGAGGCGTTTCATCGCGTCTTCTCCCTCGGTGTTGCGGCTGTCAGGCATGTCGTGCTCCCCTCCTCGAGCAGCGTCAGCAGCATCCCGAGATCCTGCGCCAGATACGGTTCGCCCTCCGCGTCATCGCTCCACGCCGCCAAGATGCTGAGGACGTGCGCCAGCCGGGGCAGCAGGGCTGTCGCCTGGCGAGAGGCCGTACAGGATGTACAGACACAGGCAGGGCCATGGCTATACAGACAGATCTCCAGAGCACTCAGCGCATCCTCGATCACCTCAAGATGGTTCATCACTGCCTCCTAGCTGGCGCGATCAGCGACGGGGCGGTTGGCTGGTGAGCCGCGGCAGCGGCTGGCCGCCGAAGGGCCGGCGCGTGATCTTCATCCCGGTTGATGCCAGGATCTTCCACAGGTCTTTCCCCCAGAGCCTGGTTTGTTCGCCAAAATCTATTAAGGCTCCAAAAACCCAGGTAGTCCCTACTGCAAACTGCTCAGCCCGCTCGCGTCCGAGATCCTCTTGCTTGATACGGATACGAAAGCCAAGCGGCGTCGTCTCGTCATCGACCAGGCCATTCCAGGTAGCCGGGAGATGGTAGCTAAAGCCCATCTCCTTGGCGTCGATAAAGGTCACTGCACCAGCCAGGTCATACCTCTCACAGAGGATGTTAAAGAGGTCTAATGCTTCCTGGATATGAGGATTATCCAATGGTCGAGTGTTTCTCATCCCTGCCTCCTGGCTGGGGCCACGACACGCCGCTGGCGTTTGCTCAGGTAGTCCAGGATCTCTGCCAGCTCACCCAGGCAGCGATGCTGGTACGTTGCGTCATGCGTGCTGAAAAAGGCATAGCCGTTCCACGCGCCTTTCCAGGCAATGTGGCCCAGGATGGTGTCATCCTCCTTCCGTTTCACCACGTAACGCACCGTTTTGGTCTGGCTGGGCTGCTGCTCGCAGTAAAAGCCTTTACCCTCCAGCCGCTGGGGCAAGGGGCTGAAGGCCTGGACCAGGACATCACCCGCCTTGGCTTTCAGGTGTTCCATGGCGATCCTTTCCATGCACTGTGCCAGGCCTGGCACCCGCCACAATACTTTTCCTGGAGGTCCTTGGGATGACGGCCTTGAAGGCGTCCATCATGGTCTGGGGACAGCCGTTGGGGACGGTGCCCAGCGTCAAGGCGCAGCTCTTGCAGCGCGTGTCGGGCTCGCCTTCCAGGCTCAAACGAAAGATCGTGGGGTTCGTCAGCTGGACGAGTGCGAAGCCTAACGCTCGCCCTGCTGGTGTCGTACGTGCATGCTCGATCATCGTCACCTCGCTTGCGGTGTCCACACTTCCACACTTCTACACTTCTACACGTTGCCCTGCGGATGGCGCCGAAAGCGCCCAAAGGATTGTTTCATCCGCTGCAGGTGCTCTTGCACCAGACAGCCGCACGACTTGGTATGGCCACGGAGCAGTGCCGACGCCAGCACGACTCTGGGGCCAGAGCCACAGGCGCATTGCACCAGGTAGCGTCTGTGGCCCCTGTCGCCATGCTCCATAGGCTCCAGGACCGTCAGCTTGCCAAAGGTCTGGCCGGTCAGGTCAGGCAAGGCGCGGGGCATGGGATGGCCCTCCTTGCTGCGGCAGGCTCAACCTGGGCCTAGTCAGCCGCTCCACAATCTGCGGCCAATCGGTAGGACGCCAGACCGCGGTCTCCACCCCTGGCACCAGGCTAAAGTCCCGCAGCCAGGCCGCCTGCTCGGTCGTCGGGGTGCCGCGGGCAGATTTCAGTTCCACAATGAGGCACTCGACTCCTGCTGATCCTTCCCGCAAGAGCACCAAATCAGGAAAGCCCTGCTCAGAACCTGGAGACCTCAAGGTGTGGTAGGTGCGCCAGTGGGTACGCCTGGCGAGATCTCGGACTTGTTCCAACAAGATGGTCTCGGAGTCATCCCAGACTGCCTGGCTGCTGGGAAATGGAATCGATTTCCTCATGATTGGGACTCCTCTTTCCGTAAGCGGCCAGCGAACCAGCCCTGACGCAGGCTCCTAGGATGGCGAGCCTTGGCAAGCAGCCACCAACCGGCCAGATCCAGCGTATACCACCAGGGATTGATGGTCAGGACCAACCAGGGTCCCAGGAGCGGAATCTGGCGCTCGCGATCCAGGCCATCCACGAGATGGCACCAGCGGCGGTATTGTCGTCGAGTCTTTATGCGGGGCAATGTCATGGCGATGGCTCCTCCTCAGGCGCCGGGCGCTCCCATGGGATAGGTAGCTCAAACGGAACGGCAACAACTATGCCGACGGCGCCGGGATGCTCCACCGGAAGGCGCTCCATGAGCGCTTGAGCGCGGCGTGCCGGCGTTACAAGCGCCCGACAAACCAGGCAATAGAACTCCCAATGGCCTTCGTACGGCGGCGCAAGCCGTACAATCCTCCGATTACATTGACAACAACGCTCCGCGCTCTCATAGATTGCAGCATTGTACGGTTTCTCAAACATTACGGCTCCTTGCGTTCTGGCGGTTCTGCCCGCTGGCACCGCTCCAGAAGCCAGCGATGCAGCTTGCCTGTAGCTACCTGGCCATAGACCAGCGTCGGCTTATTCGGACTCCGTACGATCTCCACGACTTGCCAGGGCGATGGGCTATGCCTGGCTCCGCCTGGTAACAGGGGCCAGAACCAGTCCCCTTCCTGGAGACTGTTCGCTTGTGCAGGAGGGTCCCGCTCAGGCGGCGCCTCCTCCGCTGGCACCAGCGGCAGGCTCTGGTACGGCTCAGGCGAGAGGAAAGGGTCTTCCTCATCCGCCCGCCAGCCCGTCGCGTCCACCGCGTCCACACCGTCTGCACGGTCTCTGCTGTCTGCACGGTCCATGGCGTCCACCGCGTCTGGACGGTCCATCGCGTCTCCACCGTCTCTGCTGTCTGCACGGTCCTCCGTGTCTCCGCGGTCCATGGCGTCCATCGCGTCTGGACGGTCCATGGCGTCCTCCCTGTCTGCGGTGTCTCCACTGTCTGGACGGTCTTCACTGTCCGTAGCGTCCATCGCGTCTCCACCGTCTCTGCTGTCTGCACGGTCCTCCGTGTCTCCGCGGTCCATGGCGTCCACCGCGTCTGTCGTGTCCACCGCGTCTCCACCGTCTCTGCTGTCTGCACGGTCCTCCGTGTCTCCGCGGTCCTCCTCCTGCGCTGGGGGTTCAGCAACAGCCACAACAGTGTGGACAGCGTGGACGCTGGATCGTGGTCCAGTGCAGGCACCAGGACGCTTATACACGCCCTCCTCCAGCAGGACCTCCCCATCCTGCCGCATTTTCTGCAGCAGGCTCCGGATGCTGCTGGGATTCTTCCCCAATGCCTGCGCCAGCTGGTACGGTCGTAGCCCCGTAGGCTCCTCCTCCAGCACGGTCAACACCTCTTGGCGCTGCCTGGACAGCCGCTGCTCCTTCAGGAGCCCCTGCCAGGTCCACAGCCCCTGAGCAAACCGTAGAGACCACTCCTGCTCAGGAATGTCTCTGCCAGCAATAATCAGCTCTGCCTCCTCCTCCCCATACGGGCGTTTGAGCAGCCAGGCATTGTCCGCGCCACCGAGCAGGCTCATGGGACCACTGACCATCAGCCTGGGGTCAGCATGGGGGTTCTTGGTCGAGTGGTGGAGTACCAGCAGGGCAATATTGTTGTCCTGGGCCAGGCGGGCGAGGGGAGCTGTGGCCTGGTAGCCTTCGGCATAGAGATCCTGCCAGGCTCTGCCTCTGGGCCGGATCTTCTCCAGGATGTCGACAATGATGAGTTTGGCGTCTGGATGCTGCGCCAGCCACCGCGTAATAAACCGCTCAAAGCCCGCCCCCAGCCTGGGGCAATCCCAGAATTTGAAGTCGACGTTATGCAGGTCTTGGGGCTGAAGCTGGAGCTGCTGGCGCTGCATCTCGAGCCTGGCCTGGCCGCGCTGCTCCCCATCCTCCAGCGCGAGAAACAACACGTGGCCCTGCTGCACCGGAAACTGTTGCAGGAAGGGCTGGCCCGATGCCACACAGGCCGCCAGGTGGTAGCCGAGGAGTGACTTGCCCTCCTTGGCTCCCCCAGCCAGCAGCGTACAGCCCGCCGGCAGCACCTCTGGAATCACTGCCTGCCGCTGCTCGTAGTGGGTCGTGAGGAGAACATCGCCAGCAATGGTGTCCAAATCGAGACGGTCTGCCTGCTCACTGCGCCACTGCTGGACCAATTCCTCCAGGCTCCTGGGGGAGAGGCGGCAGCGGCTCGCGGCTGCCAGCAGCACGGCCTTGTGCCGCGGATGCTCCCAGGCAGCACTGAGGCAGGCCAGGGCACTATCTGTGGTCCACTGCGTCGGCTGCTCAGCCTGGAGCAGACAGGCCACCTGCCCCTCCAGGTCCATGTCCGCCAGCAGGGCCTGTTCGAGGGCTGGCTGGTCCAGTTTCACGGGCAGCTCCTGCATGGCTTGCTCCAGGCTGGCAAGCTTGAGGTCGGTCTCTGCCATGGCATCGGCCATCATATCGAGTGTCATGCAGATTGCTCCTCCTGAGCATGTGGGGGGTATTTGCGTGCCAGCGCAGCGGTGATCCTGGCCTGAAACCACCGGAGAGACTCCCACTCCTCTGGCGTCGGGGGAGTCCAGTAGCCCTCCTCGACCTCCACCACAGCCAGCGGCGCAGGTGGTCTCGGCCTGGCTTTACGGGATCGGGTTGTGGATGGTTTGGCGGGCATGCTGGCCCTCCTCAGCAAACAGCTCCAGCTGGCCCCACCGCTGGAGGAACCGCAGCACGCTGACCATGGCACCGTCGTGCCGCTCCAGTTCGGCCTGGGACACTCGGCCCAGCTTCGCCAGCCTGGGATAGACCCGATCGCGCTGGTGCAGCTCATAGGCCACCTCCTCCAGCATGGTGGCGCGCGGTACGGGCTGACACGCTCCATGGTCCAGGAACACGTTGGTCATGACACACCTCCGCTCACAGCCCTGTCATTGCCACTGAACGGTATGAACGGCTTAGGCACTTTGTGGAGGTTCGAGAGGAAACATACGCAGAATCTCCTCTAATGAGAGGCCAAGCTTCTTTTTCATCTTCAGACGATTGGCCATGGAGGGTTGACAGATGCCATTTTCCCAATTGGAGATCGTGGAAGGTTTGACTTGCAGGAGAGTAGCCAGATCGCGTTGCACAAAGCCACGAGTGAACCGGAGTTCTTTCAGAGATGCCATACAGCGACTCCTTGCGAGGCTTCAAGAAAAGAACTTTATCTTATTTGGGTATAATAGTGAATTTTTTATACAAGTAAAGGATATTTTTTGATAACTCTTGGTATTTATTAGGCTTTTAATTAGTTACTCTTATAGACAAAAATTGAATAAACTTAGAAATTAATTGAGCAAAGAGAGATTTTTTTTTTGAGTGTGCGAAATCGCGTGGCTCTCGTACATCGTTTTACGGCTGTATCCCATCCACATGCGGCAGGCTCTGTATGAGGACTGCTCAGGAAATTGGCCGCTTCTTGCGTCGGTTGCGGAAGGAGGAAAAAGTCACCCAGGCGGTGATAGCCCAACGCTGTGGGGTGACACAAGGGATTTGGTCACGGCTTGAACGCGGGAAATACCCCTGGTCACTCGACCTTATACAGCAGGTTGTTGAAGGGATACCCATCAATGCTATCACGCTGCTAGGCTTAGAAGATGCCATGGAAGCTCTCCTACGCAGCGAGAGAGCGACGCTGTCTGTTTCTCCAGACCTCATCCAGCGCCTCCGATCTCTCGTGACCGATCTTCAGGCGCTGGAGCAGCAAGTGCAGGTCTATAGAGAGGAGCAGCCAGCAGGAGAGGCATAAAAAAAGCCTGCTGACCATCTTTACACGAGATGGAAAGCAGGCCCTGTCCAGCAGCAGGCTAGGCTCCTGCTCGCTTGCGCTTGCCCTTGCAGAAACCGCCCTCAGGCAGCCGGTGGCTCCACCAGGAGCCCTGGGCATTGGCCTGCTGCCGCATGGAGATCCCATGGATGCTACACCAGTCAGGCCGTTCCTCCAGGGGTGGCTGTGGAGCCGCAGCAGTCGCAGGCGAGCTGGCAGCCTCCGCAGGAGCAGGCAGGCTGCCCTTGGCCTGCAGCTGGCGGATCGTGGCGAGCGCCCTGGGGAGCCGCTGGGCCACGTCCGCGTCGTCACCACGCAGGGTCCAGCTCATCTCCACGTCACCGAGCCGTAGCTTGAAACTCAGGGTACTCTGGGGGTAGTCGAGCGGCTCAGCCTTTGACTCCGCAGGGGGCACTGTGGCCAGGTAGGGGCGGGGGCTGTTATGGCTCACTTCGGTCATGGCAACATTCCTTCACAGGCAGAGAGATATGGGAGCAGGCTGCCCCCCATGGAGCAGCCCAGCGTGACAGCTAGTGTCCCTGCAACCACCTTTCCCAGCCTCTCACCTCCCCTGTCCACTGCGTCTGGTGGACAGGCGTCCTTTCCCACAGCTCCAAGCTCGTCACATCCGTATAATACCCTCCTGCACGGTTGTGAAACTCAAACCACCAGGAACCGTCCGCATTTTCCGTGGCAAAGCCTGACATGCCATAATGTTCCTCATCCAATGCCACAGCGGGATACCACAGAGGATCAGCTTGCGGTCTATAGCCTTTGATGGTCAAGTTGATATGAGCACAGGCCATCAGCACTGACGCATACCAGTGCTTACAGGCCCGCTGGCCGACAGAGCCATCCGGGTAGCGTCGGCGCAGCCGCTGGGCATCCTGGCAGTCACAACCGCCACGACTATGGACCTGGTAGACCATCTCAGGATCTGTCTGGCTGCGTACCAGAGCGATGGTGTCACTCTGGCGTGTCACCAAGCCATTGAGCGCCATCACCAGGCCCTTGCCAGCCCTGGAGAGGTCACGCATGGCGGGCAGCTCCACCAGGGCATCCCTGAGAGCTGCGTCAAAGGCGAGTGTATGCGAATCAGCAAAATATGTTACAGTCTCCATAGAGTCATGCATCCTATTCATCTAGGTGAGTGACTTGATGCCCTCCTGAGTGTTCTGCCAAGTCCCCTCAGGAGGGCGTTGCGGTTTTAGGCGCTCTGCGTGCCGCCGTTGGTACGCCGCTGGGGCAGCAGCCCCTTGAGCGTCTCGTCCATCGACTGCAGCCGGGCCTCGATGCGGCCCAGGCTCAGCGTGAGCTGGCCGGTCTGCGCCACGACCTGCGCGTTGAATGCTTGCTGCGCGATGGCCAGCTGACCGAACTGTTCATTGAGCTGCTGTTGCCGCGTGGCAAAACCGCCCAGGGCTTGCAACATCTGCTCCATCTCATTCTGTGTCATCCGTCTCTCCTCTTGCCTTGTCGCAGCGACCATCGCCGCGTCACGTATATGTTATCGTAAATTTTACTATAAAACTCAAGGGAAATAGCGAGAAAAAATGGGCTTTCACGAGGTTTTTTTCTTCTTGGCCAACAGCCTCTCTGCGAGTTTGACGACACGATCAGGCACATTGATCGCATCGCGCTCCCATTTCGAGACCGTATCTGTCTTGACCAGGAGTAATTCTGCTATCTGGCGTTGCGTCAGGTGATGCTGTCGTCTCAGGGTCAGGAGCTTCCTGGCATTGACAGAAAGAGCTGTATCAGGACCCTCTGGCGCTTTATTCGGCGTGCCCTCAGGCCTCCCTCCGCGCCTTCTCTGGTCTGCTGCGAATACCATCATGAGGTGCCTTCCTCCGCGCTAGTGGTGACGGGTGTCTCCTCTCTATTATAAGAAATTTTACTAGAAAACAGTAGGGAAATACAGGATAATGAAGAGGAACAAAGAAGTCGTAGAGGTCGGAGGCAAAAAAAAGCGGGCCACCTGCTGGTTGCACAACAGATGGCCCTTCCAGAACCAAAAAAACTCCCTCACAAAGGATCATACCCCATGCCCGCTGTGAATCGCACTCTCCATCCTGCTACCACCCAAGCAGACATCAACGCTGCCATCTATGCCAGAGTAAGCCTGGAAGAGAAAGACGATCAGCCAGGCTTCTCTCTTCCGGGCCAGGTCAATGACTGTCTCCGCTATGCCGAGACTTATGGCATGACCGTTGCTCCAGAGCATATTTTCCAGGACGATTTTACCGGCAAATCTCTGCATCGCCCTGCTCTGGACAATCTGATCGACCTCCTGCCTACGGGCAAGATCCAGGTTCTCATCGTCCCCAGGATTGACCGCCTGGGACGCGATGCCGCCGAGATGTTTCCCTTTATGAAGCAAATCCAACGCTCTGGTGTAAAACTCTGCTTAGTCGGCACCCCTCCTGGCCAGGAAACCGACGAATACCGCTTAATGCTGGGCATGCTGGCGATGTTTGCCGACTACGAGCATGCCATTATCCTCAAGCGAATGGAAAATGGCCGTCGGAATCGTGCTCTCGCCGGCTACCCTAGAAAACAAAAACCTCCCTATGGCTTACGCTGGGTCGAAGAACTGTTGCCGGATGGAAGCCAGTACGATCAGGCCAAGCGCAAACAACATACCCGCGGTTGGTATGAGATCCATCCTGAGGAGGCGGCCATTGTCGTCAAAATCTTTCACTGGTATGTCGTCGACGGCTGGCCTGCATACAAAATTGCGCAGACGCTGAATGCTCTAGGAATCCCGTCGATTAGCACGAGTCGCAACTATGCCCGCCGGCAGCCTGCTCTCTCAGGCTGGGGCCGCTCCTCGGTGCATCATATTCTCCGCAATAGGGACTATCTCGGGACACAGGTCTATGGGATGCGCACCGTGGCAAAACGGAAAGCCAATGGCAAGCCTTCTCGCATGGCCCTGACGCCTGAAGAGACCTGGATTCACGTCACCATCCCGGCACTTATTGACCTGGAAACCTTTGAGCAGGCGCAGGAGCGCGCCGCGTGGAATAAACGTGTGGCGGCCAAACAGCGCAAGCATACCTACCTGCTCGGCCAGGGACGGATTACCTGTCTCTGCGGCGTCGGCATGGGTGGGACGCTGCACCAGGGGCGGATTTACTATCGCTGCAATCGTCAATCGACCTCGCCAGAGGTGTGCCATCGACAGATGTCCGGCAAAAAATTAGAGGCAGCAGTCTGGCGTGAAGTCAAAGCGCGTTTCAGTGATCCCCAGAAAGCCATGGAGCTGTTGTACCAGGAAACGCCCGATGGACAGTCCATGCCATCGAAAGGCTTCCGAGAGGAGTGCGAGCGGCTAGAGAAAGTCCAGCGTCAGGCCGCGATCAAACTCCAGCGGCTGGAGGACGCCTACTATGCCGGTGGCGAGAGTCCCGACGAGTATGCCGCCAAGAAGCGACGCTTCACCAAGGAGCAGGACCTGGCGACCAGCCAGCTGCATATCCTGCGGATGCAGGAGGAGCAGGGCCAGCAGCTTCAGGCGCACCGTGCCGAGCATACCCAGATTCTGGAGACGATTGCTGAGGAGTTGGCACGAATGGAGACGTTAGAGGAACAGATCCATGTGCTCAACCTCCTCCGGCTTCGGATTGAATACCTGCCAGAGAAGCAGATCAAGATCCGTATCCAGCCGTTTGCGCTCCTGGGCAAAAATCTCGCAGTAGTGTCCAGATTGGACCAGCAATCTGAGCACTACTGCGACATTTTAACCTGGACCACCGCCGCATAGATCTTGCTCCTTCTCTTCATCTGCTCTATCCTTGCCTGGCAGCATAGCCCATTCCTCCCTGTCAGGCAAGGAGTCCATATGCCCCGCAAAGCCAGATCGCAGCCTGCCCCGCCTCCCATGGAGCCGCTGGCCCTGGAGGAGGTGGCCCTGGCTGACCTCAAGCCCCATCCGCAGAACTATCGCGAGCATCCCGCAGACCAGCTCGAGCACCTGGAAGCCAGTCTGCTCACTTTTGGCGTCTATAAAAACATCGTCATTGCGAGAGACAACACCATCCTGGCCGGCCATGGCCTGGTGGAATCCGCCAAAAAGCTCGGCATGCCGAGCTTGCCTGTACGAAGGATGGATCTGGATCCGCAGGACGAGGAGTCCATCAGGTTGCTGGTGGGCGATAATGAAACGGCCAGACTGGCTCTCATGCAGGAGACGCAGCTCGCAGCATTGCTCCAAGGGCTGGCAGACACTCCAGGGGGATTGCTCGGTACAGGATTTGACGCAGAGAGTCTGGCGGCGCTGATTGAGCAAAGTCAGGACATACTCCCAAAGATAGAATTTCCAGAATATGATGAAAGCATTGCACAGGAAGTTGAATACCTCGAATGTCCATCCTGCCATCATCGCTGGCCGAAATAAAGCCTACCAGCAGCTATTAGACGAGGCGTGGCAGGCGCATGTGGCACCACGTGCAGTCAATGCTTCAACAGTTATCAGTGTGTTTGCTGGCTGTGGAGGTTCCAGTCTCGGGTATAGCATGGCAGGTTATAAGGAATTGCTGGCAGTAGAATGGAATGACCGTGCCGTCGAAACGTTTCAGACAAACTTTCCTGCTGTACCAGTCTATCATGGAGACATTGCGACACTGACAGTAGAGCAGATCGTTCAGCAATATGGGGTGCAGCCTGGTCTGCTGGATGTGCTGGATGGTTCACCGCCTTGTCAGGGATTTTCCACAGCAGGCAAACGTCGCCTGGATGATCCGCGGAATAGCTTATTTCAGGAATATGTCCGCATCTTACAAGGATTACAGCCAAAGGTTTTTGTGATGGAGAATGTTGCTGGCCTGGTGCAGGGGAAGATGAAACTTATCTTTGCTGAGATGATGCAGGCTTTGAAGGAGAGTGGTTATCACGTTTCTGCACGACTGATGAATGTCATGTATTTTCAGGTACCGCAACATCGTCAACGTGTTATCTTTCTTGGTATGCGTCATGATCTTGATCTACTGCCAATACATCCCTGTGCCTTGCATGTTCCGCTGACGCTTCGTGTTGCTCTTCATAATGTGCGGAATAGTCCTGAAGACATCCGTGAAGCCTGCTATCCCTCTAGCACGCTGAGTCATCGCTTGCTGCTATGCATGCATGCCGGAGAGAGCGGACATCTCTATCATCCGCGGCAAGCCATGTTTGGCTTGAAACGACTACGCTGGGATCTTCCGTCGCGAACGATATTGAAAGACGATGGTCGTGGAACCTCTTGTCAATGCTGTCATCCAGAGAAGACACGACGACTCACGATTCCTGAGGTCAAGCGCGTCAGCAGCTTTCCGGAACAATTTCATCTCTGCGGAACAGTCGGAGAACGCTGGGGACAACTTGGCAATGCTGTTCCGCCTCTGTTCATGCGAGCCATTGCTCAGCATGTCAGGCAGTTATTGGCTGGGAGTCAGCAATCTACATCATCAACGCCTGGCAACAGAGTCCATTCCCATCTGTCAGGCAAGGAGCCGCCTATGCCACGCAAAGCCAGATCGCAGCCAGACTCGCCTCCTGTGGAGCCGCTGGCCCTGGAGGAGGTGGCGCTGGCAGACCTCAAGCCCCATCCCCAGAATTACCGAGACCCGCAGGAAGAGGAAGCCATCGCAACGGTATCAGAACGCCACAGGCCAGGAGCCCAGGCTGGTAGACAAAGAATCTTTTGACAGTTAGCCCTTGGCAGAGGCCCCCCAGCATGGCAGAGGAGCAGGCACCGAAAAAGATCCGGCAGCCCAGGACAGACAAAGGCCGCTTGCGAGCAGAAGCGCACCGAGCCAAAGCGGTTCAGCTGCGTCTGGCGGGGGCGTCGTATGAGCAGATTGGCCAGCAGCTCGGCTTTACTCGACAGCATGCCTACTATCTGGTCTCGACGGCCATGGCGCGCACGAGAGCCAGAACGGCGGAGACGACCGAGCTGGTGCGCGATCTCGACCTGAGCCGGCTCGACGCCTTGCTCCTTGGCATCTGGCAGACTGCAGCTACGGGCAACCTGTTGGCCATTGACCGCGTGCTCAAAATCATGGAACGTCGAGCCAGTCTGCTCGATCTCTCTGGCGATACAGCGGCACTGGAACAGCTCGGGCAGGGGCTCCTGGGGCTCGTGCAACGGACGAGAGAGCAACACACCAATGGCCAGCATGCTGCACGCGAGTAGGCTCGCCGCCTACCTCGACGCCTACCTGGAGCTGCGTACCTACTGGCGTGACGATCCCGTCCTGTACGCCATCCAACGCCTCGGGCTTACTCCCACGCACCAGCAACGCCGCATCCTTGACGCGATGGCCCCCGCCGGCGCCAAAGTCTCGGTACGCAGTGGCCACAATATCGGCAAATCCGCGGCCGCCGCCGCCATCATCTGGTGGCAACTCGAAACCCACGACCTGGCGCGCATTCCCTGCACTGCCCCGACCTCGGCGCAACTACGTCAGGTGCTCTGGGGCGAGCTGGGGAAGTGGCGCCGCGCTGCCGACCTGCACAGCCAGCAGCGCGGCGATCCGAAACGGCTGTGGCTGTCGACGCTGTTTACCCTCACGCAGGACCGCATCTACGACCGCGGGGCGCCACTGGAGTGGTTCGCCGTGGCACGCACTGCGCGCAAGGAAGCACCCGAGGCCCTGCAGGGCTTCCATGCCACCGCCATCACCGTGGCCGCAGCAGGCACGCACCTGGAGACACAGGAGACGTCGCCCTTATTATTTGTCATCGATGAGGCGAGTGGCGTGCCCGATGCCATCTTCGAGGTGGCGGAAGGCGCCTTAGCCAGCCCGGGTGCCCGCCTGCTCATGCTCGGCAACCCCACCCGGAACACCGGCTACTTTGCCGCCTCGCACCGCTCACACCGGGCACAGTACACGGCGCTGCATTTTCGCTCGCAGGACTCGCCGCTGTGTGCCGCCGACTACCGCACCACCCTGGTGGCCAAGTTTGGCGAGGGCTCCAACGTCGTCCGGGTGCGAGCCGATGGGGAGTTTCCCGATGCCGACGACGATACGCTCATCCCGCTCGCCCACTGCGAGGCAGCGCTGACCCGCTCGCGGTGCGAGGCGGTGAGCGGCCCGAGACGGTTAGGCGTGGACGTGGCACGCATGGGGACCAATCGCACGGCGCTCGTCTTGCGGCAGGGACCGCTGGTGGAGCACGCCCGCATCTATAGCCGCCAGGACACCATGGTGACGGTTGGGTGTGTGCTGCAGGCGCTCGTTGAGTGGGAGGCCGATGAGGTGTACATTGATACCATTGGCATGGGCGCCGGTGTCTACGACCGCCTGGCCGAACTGACGCCGCATACGCCCGGTCTGGCGGACGCCGTGCGCACGTGCATGCTCCGGCGGGGCTGGTCCAGGCTGCCACTCGTCGCCGTCAATGTCGCCCTCCCCGCGCCACCACGCACGAAGGGCGAGCCACAGGGGCGCACGCTGCGGGATCACCTCTGGTTGGAACTTGCTGCCTGGCTGCGGGACGAGCAGCCGGTGTTCGCATGTGACCGGCGCCTGGCAGAGGACTTGGCGGGGGAACTGGCGACACCGACGAGTCACCTGGATTCGAGTGGCCGCATCGTGGTCGAATCGAAAGAGGCGATCGCGGCGCGGCTCACCCAGGCGTCACGGGGCACGGCAGGCGAGCGCTCGCCATCACCGGACCTGGCGGATGCCGTGGGCACGACGTTTGCGCCGCCAGCGCGGCCCCGGGCGGTGGCGCCGGGCAGTGTCACCAGTCGCAGTCATTGGAGGGGATAGCATGGCCGAGACGTTGACGACCAACGGCACGACCACGACACGCCGGCCGCGGCCGCCGGTGATCCTGGGCACGACCGGCCTCAAGCAGTGGGGCGGCGTGCTGCAGGAAGAATGGCTGCCAGCGCTCCAGGGCTGGCGCGGCTTCCAGGCCTACCGCGAGATGAGCCAGAATGATCCGATCATTGGCGCCTCGCTCCTCGCCATTGGCCTGCTGGTGCGCCAGGTGACCTGGACGGTGATGCCCTGCGACGACACGCCAGAGGCCCAGCAGGCCGCCGACTGGGTCAAGGACGCGCTGTTGACCGATCTGGCTGGTGGTTGGGATAGCTTGTTGCAAGAAATCCTGAGTATGAACTGGGCGGGGTGGGCCTACCACGAGGTCATCTACAAACGGCGCCAGGGCTGGACGGCGGATCCGTGGACCCGCAGCCGCTACGCCGATGGCCAGTGGGGCTGGCATAGCCTGCCGATTCGGGCGCAAGAGACGCTTGACCACTGGGACATTGACGCCGACACCACCCAGATCCGGGGCATGGTGCAGCGCGATCCGGTGACCGGCGGGCTGTACACGATTCCCATGGCCAAAGCCGCGCTGTTTCGCCCGCTGGCGCACAAAGGCTCGCCGGAGGGTCGGAGCCTGCTCCGATCCGTCTATCGCCCATGGTACCTGGCGCGTCGTATCGAGGAGCTGCAAGGCATCGGCATCGAGCGCGATCTGGCCGGGCTGCCGGTCATGTACGTGCCCGGCGAGATCATGAGTCCGACCGCCAGCGCGGACGACCAGGCGGCGTTTGCCGCCTATAAAAAGATCGTCACCAACATTCGTCGGGGCGAGCAGGAAGGCGTGGTGCTGCCGCTCCAGTACGATCCCACGACGCAGAAGGAACTCTACCGCCTTGAACTGCTCTCCAGTGGGGGCACGCGCCAGTTCGATACGACGAAGATCCTGGAGTTCTACAACCGCGAAAAAGCTATCGCCCTGCTCACCGATGTGCTCTTGCTGGGCCATGAGCGCGTCGGCTCGTTTGCCCTGGCGTCGAGCAAGACGAACCTGCTGGCGCTGGGCGTCGGCGCCCTCTGCTGGTCCATTGCCGAGGTCTTCAGCGAGCAACTCTTCCCGCCCTTGTGGGCGCTCAACGGCTGGCCCATCGAGACCATGCCCAGGCTGGAACCGGGTGATGTCGAGACCGTAGACTTAGACGAATTGGGCAATTTTATCGTGCGCTACTCTCAGGCCGGCCTCGACCTGAGTGACCTGGAAAACGAGGTGCGCCGCCGCGCCGGGTGGCCGGCGAAGGAGGAGACGGTGCTGTAGTGCCAACCATCCTGATCCGCAAAGCCCCCGTGCCCCTGGCCGTCTCGCGCCTGCCGGCGAGCGACGAAGCGGCCTGGCGCGCCCTGCACGCCATTGCCGACCGGCTGCGCCCCGAGCTACAGCGACGGCTACGCGACATGCTCGCCCAGGCGCAACGTGGGCTTACGCGGCAGAGCCTGGAGAGCCTGCTGGTATCGGTCTCGGAGCCGGAGATGGTCACCGCGCTCGTAGACGCCTGGGATCTCGTGGTGCGGGCGCAGATCGCCGTGCAGGTGCAGCCCGTGCTGCAGGAGATCGTCCAGCAGGCGGCCATCCGAGCACGCACGAGCTTCACCGCCAGTCTGGAACGATTACGAATACCGCCGGAGCAGGTGACGACACGCCTCACCGGCGATCTCATGGCCCCGCGTGCCGCTCTGTGGGCCGAGCAGCATAGTGGATCCCTGGTGACCCAGATCACCCAGACCACTCGCGACGCCCTGGGGACGGCGGTGCGCGACGCCATGGCGCATGGCCGGACCATTGGCCAGTTGCAGCGCGAAGTGCGGGGCATCATCGAGCAGGTGCCGATCACCACGCCACTCCAGACCCCGGCCCAGGCGGCCAGCCACGTACGCGCCCTCACCGGGCTGACGCCGCGCCAGGTCGGCCAGGTCAAGCGCTTTCGCGAGGGCCTGATCGCCCGGGGCATGACCGGAGACAAGCTAGTCGCACGGGTCGAACGCCAGACGAGCCAGCTTCTGCGCCAGCGGGCTGCGCTGATCGCCCGCACCGAGTCGATGACCGCCGCGGCTGCCGGGCAACAGGCGCTGTGGGAGGCCGCCGAACGGGAAGGGCTCCTCGATAGTGGGCGTGCACGGCGCATGTGGGTTCTGACTCCAGATGATAGAACATGTTTTCTTGCTGGCACTCTGGTTATGACACCCAATGGAGAACGTCCGATAGAAGCCTTACAGCCTGGGGACATCGTCTGTACGCAGGAAGGACAGCAACAATTGCTCGCCACGACTGCCAGGGACTACCGTGGTGTCCTGGTGCTTGCGGCGACGACGCACGGGCGCTTGCTCATCATGACGGCTGACCATCTCGTGTGGAGCAGGGGGCATTGGCAACGGGCTGATGCCTTGCAGATCGGGAGTGAGGTGCAAACGTTCACACAACAGTTCTGTCACATCGAGCGCGTTGTGCACCTCGATTTCGGCGAGGCGGATGACTATCCATCCTCGTTGCTGCAAGGCCGTGGTTTTGCGCACGTCGCGTTCAAAGGTCTGTTGATGCCAATAGACGCCATCGACTTCGAGGGCAACGCCGAGTTCAGGCAGCAAGAAATCGATGGTCGAGCGGATGCCGGAGACTTTGCCCTCCTGGATGAACGCTATCGGCAAGCGTTCCAGAGCTTTTCTGATGGTTTCTTCCAGCCCTGTTTCTCCACTGAAGCGGCGATAGCAGGCAAACGAGCAGAAACGTTTATCAGGGTTGGCGGGACTCCACCGGACGGTTGTGCCGCACTGGCGGCAGGGGATGTCGATGATATCTCGATGGCGACAGGCCAACGAGCAGACCGTATATCTTTCAGCAACAACCCTGGGAATGGTAAACGGTTGTTGGCATATCTGACAGATCTTCGTGACCGTTTCTTTTTCTACCCCAGCATAATAGCAAGCTCTGGAACAAAAACGCCGTCTTTTTGGCAATCCTTTTGCTGGAAGATAAAAGATGATGCCGCAATGTTCGCATGTAAAAGAATATCTTTTGGTTTTCTTCAGACCAAAGCACTTCCGAGAACAATACGGATTTCTTCCATTGAGACTATCACGTCTGGTGAATTGTTGTCTGCAATGTGTGCAGGAATAGGTAAACGGCATGTCAAGAAGCTTCAAGAGTTGATAAAAGAACTTATAACTAATTATACAATAACAGTTTATGATATTACAGTAGAAAAAGAGCATCATTTTTTTGCTGAAGATATCCTCGTACACAATTGTTCCATCTGTCGGGCTATCCCAGGCATGAACCCGGACGGCGTGGGGCTGCACGAGCCCTTCCAGACGCCGATTGGCCCCATCATGCATCCAGCCGCGCATCCGGCCTGTCGCTGCGCCGTGGTACTGACGTTCGCGCGGCGTCGTCTGTCGCCGTATACGCCGTCACTGCTGGCGGCGGACTAGGAGCAGCGCATGTCCCAGGACGCCACTCCGTCCAACCTGTTGACACCACACGACGATCTCGCTAGACTTGTGGCCATTGAGCCTGCCCTGGCGCAGAAAATCTGCGTGGCCGTCGCGCAGGTGGTGGCCCAGGGCTATGGCCGCGTCGAAATCATTATCACGCACCATCAGGTGCAGTGTCTCTATACGACGATCAGCGAACAGCTCCGATAGTGCGCTGAATCGAAGACCGATAGGCGTGCCAGAGGGATATCCCTCTGGCACGCCTTTTTTCATAGTAATGCCTCGTGAAACCCAAGCCTTGAGGCTTGGGATATGAGAGGCTTTCTTGCTTTAGCCTCGCGGGTGGGATGCACTTTTAGTGGTAGTGCCATGCTTGGATTGGATACACTTTTTGTACAAGCAAAAAGACACTCGCTTCGGCGAGCAACGGTTGTGCTTGTGTTGGGTCTTTGACAAGTCTGTTTTGCTGGTTCAGGCAACTCAATCTCCTTGCCTGGTAAAAAACAGAGAAGTTTCCTGCTTGTACGGAACGCTCCGGGTGTAATGCCCGGAACTAGGGGTGAATCGTATCGAGTCTGCTTGCAGGCTCAAGAGTAAGCCACCCTGATTTAGTCGCAGGTGGATGTTGATGATAAGCCCTCCCATCTAGTGGCAAAGCCCAAGAGCTTCAGCCTTGGGTCGCTTACGGGGAACCGCCCATGCCCCCTGCCCTCCTGATTACCGGACTGATTGGTGACGTGCTCCACGCCGTCACCTGCGATGACACCGACATCACCGGGTCCGATCCCGTCATGAACTGGCTGCTTGAGCTGCTGGGCACTACGCCGTATTCCCTGGCGGCCATGGTGGCCCTGGTCCCCGAGCTGCCGCGGCTCTTTGGCCGTATCCTGGAAGTCGTGGACTATACCGACATCGGCGAGGCGCCCAGGCCCGTTATCGCCCACGTCGAGCCGCGCAGCATGCTGGCTGGCGGTGCCGATGTGACGCTGCATGTGACCGGCCGCTCCTTCACGCCACGCTCGCAGATCGTCTTTAACGGGGGAGTGGAGACGACCGTGTTCGTGAGCCCGACGGAACTCACGACCATAGTTGTGGGTGCCACCGCGACGACGCCTGGCGACTATCCTGTGCAGGTGCAGACGGCAGCGCCTGGGGGCGGGATCAGTGGCACTGCGCTGTTTGCCATCCTGGAGGTCTAGGCGATGCCCTATCGCAGTGTGAGCGAGTTACCGGAGTCGGTGCGCTCTCATCTTCCGGCCAAAGCACAGCGGATGTTCATGCATATCGTCAATACGCAGGAAGAACGCGGCCTCAGCACCGAACGCGCCTTTGCCTCGGCCTGGGCGCAGGTGAAGCAGCACTACCGGCAGGACCCGGAGACACAGATGTGGCACGAGATCGACAAAACGGCCACGACCATGGAGATCCCCATCAGCAAAGCCGACGATGCCCGCCAGCTCGTGTTTGGCTGGGCCAGCGTGGCGGTGGCGAAAGACGGCACGCCGGTGATCGACCTGCAAGGCGATGTGATCGCCATCGAGGACCTGGAAGCGGCGATGTATGCCTATGTCCAGGAGTCCGGCGAGCTGAACTTCGACCATGCGGGCGCGACCCGTGGCCAGCTCGTGGAAGCGCTCGTGTTCACCCCGGACAAGCTGGAAAAGATGGGCATTCCCGCCGGCACCGTGCCGCTCGGGGCCTGGGTGGGCTATCACCTGCCCGATCAGGCCGACTATACCATGGCGAAGGATGGCGGATTGCTGATGTTTTCGATTGAAGGCCGTGGAGTCAGGGAGGACCTCAACGATGCTGGATCGTAACATCGCCACGCGGGAGTTGCTCGGATTCTTTCCCTGGCACCATCTGCCCCAGGACCTCATACCACTGAGCGAACCCTGCCAGCGTTTGGCGCAGCACATGGTGGAGCTGCTGCCCGATAGTCGCGAGTTGACGGTAGGACTGCGCAAGCTCCTGGAGGCCAAAGATTGCTTTGTCCGGGCGCAACTGCTCGCCAGGGAGGGCCAGGGGGATGCCCCAGCGGCTTAAACAGCTCCACATCACCAAAATTGCCCTGGTGCCCAAAGGCGCCAACCAGGAAGCGCACGTGCTCCTGTATAAAAGTGCCCCCCCAGGAGAGGAGGAGGATATGCCGCCTGAGACGGTAGACAAAGCCACCCATGAGGCCGTCATCAAGCAGCTTGGCGAGGCCAAAGCGCAGATCGCGACGCTCACCGAGCAGGTGAAACAACTCACGCCCCCCGATCCCGAGGACATCTGGAAGGGGGTATCCGACGTCGTGCGCAAGCGCGTCGAAGAGTCCGAAGCCCGCGCCAAACGCGCCGAAGAGGCGGTGGCCCTGGAAAAAGCCGAGCGCCAGAAGGTGCTCTACATCGCCAAGGCGCGCAGCTTCAAGTTTTTGCCGGTCAATCCCGACGACGATTGGGAAGTCTTCAAGGGCCTGGCCACCTTGCCGCAGCCGGTGCAAGAGCGGCTCGACACGCTGTTCAAAGCCGCCGACGAACTTGGCCGCCAGGCCGGACTCACCCGCACCTGGGGCCGCGATGGCGTGCCGACTGGGGGCGAGGCGCCCTTGCAGCAGCTCGAAGCCCTGGGACGCTCGTATGTCGCCAAAGGGGTGGTGAAAACCGAGGCGGAGGGCCTGGAGCGCGCCATTGCCGAGCGGCCCGACCTGTACAAGGCGCACGGACGCAGCGTGCAGCGCGAAGAAAGGGAGTAGCCGATGGGCTCCGTAAGCATCTGGGAAGACAGTTTCATTGCCGCCGCCGATCTCTCGACCAAGCAGTGGTACGCGGTCGAGCTGACCGCGGCCAATACGGTGAACGTGGCCAGTGCCGCGGCCGATGCCGCGATTGGCATCTTGCAGAACAAACCGCGTGCGGGCGAAGCGGCGGCGGTGATGCACGTCGGACGCTCCTATGCCATCGCCGATGGCTCGGGCACCGCCATTGCGGTGGGCGACTGGGTCGGCCCAGCGGCTGGCGGCGTGCTGGTGAAAAAGGCCACGGCGGATTTTAGTACCATCGGCCGGGCGCTGACGGCGGCGGCCGCGGCGAACATCATTATCGAAGTGGCGCTGGGCTATCCGGCTGGCGTCTTTACCGCTGCGGCGGGCTAAGAAAGGGGGCCGTTTTGGCAGAGGTAACGACGAGGGACGTGCACGTAGACGCCCTGCTCACGCAAATTTCCCTGGGCTACAATAACCCCAGCTACATTGCCGATCAGATTGCGCCGCTGGTCCCGGTGATGAAGCGCTCCGATCTCATCCCGGCCTATGACCAGAGCCATTGGTTTCGCAACCTGGCCGCCTTGCGGGCGCCGGGAACGCCAAGCCAGCGCGGCGGCTTTACGCTGTCGAACACCTCCTACGTGTGCAACCGCTACTCGTGGGGCTTCGACTTGATCGACGAGGTGCGCGACAACACCGATAGCCCCTACAACCTGGACCGCGACGCCACGCTCTACGTCACCGATAAAATCCAGATGAACCGCGAGGCCAATTTCGCCACGCGCTATTTCACCACGGGCGTGTGGACCGGCGACAAAACCGGCGCCGCGACCGGGGGCGATTTCGTGTGGTTTTCCGACTACGCCAATTCCAACCCGATTACCACCATCACCACCTACATCGATGAGGTCGAAGCCCGCATCGGGCGGGAGCCCAATAAACTTGTCCTTGGCAAGCAGGTGTGGATGCAGGTGATGAACCATCCGCGGGTCTTGGAGCGCACCGTCTACGGCGGCACCAATAGCGTCCCGGCCCTCATCAATGTGAACGCCTTTGCGGCCATGGTCGGGTTGCCGAGTAACGGCATCCTGATTGGCCGCGCCATTCACACCGTCTCGCCGGAAGGCACGGCGGAAGCCAGCGTCGTGTATAGTCGCCTGTGGGGCAAAAATGCCTTACTGCTCTATGTGCCCGAGACGCCGAGTCTGTTTACGCCGGCGGCGATGTATACGTTCGTGTGGCAACGGATGCCGAATGCCCTGCAATATGTGAAGCGGATGCGCGACGAGGAGCGCGAGATCGATATTATCGAGGGCAACACGTACTACGATCAGCGGGTCACCGTGCCGCGCGCGGGCCTGTTGATGGCCTCCGCCGTGCAATAGGAGCGTGGAACGTGTCCGACGACCTCAAGGGCAAAAAGGTCTGGGCCAGGCGCCCGTTCGGGTATGCCGGACGGGAGATCGCGGAGGGCGAGATCTTCGAGCTGGGCGGCCATAGCAATGATGCGCTGCTGCTGCGCTTTCGCCTCGTGGATGAGATCCCGAAGTTCAAGAAACATCATGAACATGGCGCCACCGGGCGCAAGTTCATCGAGGGCGGCTATCTGGAGAAGTTCGGCCGGACGCTGGGCCGGCACCCAGACGATCTCACGTATAGCGAGGCGGGCATGGGCCTGTATGGCTACATCGATACGACCGGCGATGCTGAGCAACGGCGCCTCGAGCAGGAAGCGCCCCTGGATCTGAGCCGATGACCTGGACATACACGGGGGATCCCGCCTCGAGTCCTGGGGACGCGGTGCGCTTCTGGGTCGGCGACACCACCGAGACGACGCCGCAGCTCAGTGACGAGGAAATTGCCTATCTGCTGAGCCTTACCGGCGGCAACGTGCTGCAGGCGGCCATTGCCGGCTGTCTCCAGCTCGCGAACCGCTACAGCAGCCAGGTCGATTTCGCCGTCGAAACCGAACTACGGGTTGATTTGTCGCAGCGGGCGGAGGCGTACGCCACACGGGCGCAGGAGCTGCGGAACCAGGCGAAGCTGCCGGGCTTTGGCGGCCTCGTGCCCGTGCCCTACGCCGGGGGGATCAGCGTGAGCGACATGCAGCGCCAGGAACAGGACGGGGACCGGGTGCCCCCGGGCGTTGTCGTGGGCATCATGAGCGCGCCAGGGACCGACCCGGCGCGCACGCATACCTTGACCGAGGAGGAGTGGTAATGCCCAGCACCGTCACCATGAGCACCGAGCAGAAATGTCTCGTCACCGTGGCCCCCATGACCGAAGCTGGAAACGTCGCTCCGGTTGATGGGAACGCCACCTGGACGGTCACCGCCGGCACGTGCACCGTGGCCCCTGAGGGGCAGCTCACGGCGTATATCCTCTCCGGCGAGCCGGGGGAGTCGACCGTGACGGTGCACGTCGATGCCGACCTGGGTGCGGGCGTGGTGCCCGTGGTCGATACGATCGCCGTGACCGTGACGAGTGCCACGGCGGAGTCGCTGCAGGTCACCATTGACGCGCCCGTGCTGAAATGAGCGCCTTCAGTAAGGCCGAGCTGGCGGGGATGGTCCAGGAATTTTTTGGTCTGGTCGGCGACATCCCGGCGCAGGTGGTGCTCCTCGACTTTTTGCCGGGCAGCTACGACACGCTCACCGGCGAGACCGTCCTGGGGGCCAACGTGGCCTTGCCCGTGCAAGCGCTGGTGAGTCGGTACCGGAGCCCCGAGCTGATACCCGATACCGTCCTGAGTACGGATCGCAAAGTGTCCATCCGCCAGGCGGAACTCCCCGGCGTGGTGCCCGGCGTGCGCGATCGTATCCAGATGGACGGGGCGACGTGGTATGTGCTTGACGTGCATCAAGACACCGGCGCCAGTTTGTGGGTGCTGCAGGTGCGCCGCGACAGTGAGGCGAGCTGATGGCCGAGGTCAGCGGGGCGAGCGGGCGGAACCATATCCTCCAGACGCTGGAGACGCGCTTACGGCAGCTCCAATTTGAAACCGTGGTCACGGCCTGGTCGAAGCTGGTGCTGATGGACAGCCCCGGCATCCTGGCCCCGGTCGTGCTGACTGGCAGGTACAGGTCGAACTGGACCATTGGCGTGGGCGCCCCCAATACCAGCACGCGCCAGACCGCCGGACGGCCCGGTGCGCCCGTCGCACCGCCCAGTCAGCCGGCGCTGCCCGCCATGACGCTGGGGCAGACGGTCTATATCACCAACAGCCTGCCCTATAGCGGGCGCATCGAAGCGGGGCATAGCCGCAAGGCGCCGGCCGGGGTGGTGGGACCGGTGGTGCGGGAGCTGCAGCAGGAGATGGGGGCCATCGTGCAGGAGATTGCGCGCGCATGACGACGATGGCGAGTGCCACCAGCACGCTGTATAGACGCTTAGAGCAGGCGCTTCCGGATGTGCCCGTCTGGTGGCCGAATAGTGACTATCGCCCCGACGCGGGCACGCTGTGGCTCCAGGTGCAGAACCTCTGGGGCCAGGCCGTGGCGGAGACCATGCGGCCGCCGAAGCTGAACCGGCTCAGCGGGCAATTGCGGATTACCATCTATGCCCCCCAGGGGCAAGGCGATGGCCCGGCGCTGCGCCTGGCGGATCAGATCCGCCCGCTGTATAACCGCCTTGACCTGGAAGGCGTGCGCTGCGATGTCATGAGTGGAGCACAGAACAATGACTTCCAGATGACCTGGTACAGTCTGCTACTCACGGTGAACTACACCATAGAGGAAAGTGAGTAAGATATGGCGACGTTTCGCGGCATGGATGGCAGTGTGTCGCTCGGCTCTACACCGGACTATGTTGCGCAGATTACAGCATGGAATATGAGCATGGAGTTCGAGATTTTGGAGACCACGGTTGTCGGCGAGGTCGCCCGCACGCGGCGCACCGGCCTAGTCGATGGCTCCGGCTCCTTTACCATGCGCTTCGACTATGGCGATACGCTGGGGCAAAAGCTCCTGTTCGATAAGTACACCGCGGCCAAGCCCGACGGCGCCGTCCAAGACCTCCATCTGTGGCTGGACAACGATCCCAAGCATATTGACATCCCCAACGCCGTCCTGACCACGTTTCCCATCACTTCGGCGCTCGGCAACATCGTCGAAGCCACGGTGAGTTTCCAGACGAACGGGCCGTGGGCCATCACCTGGAGTTAAGCCGATGGCGGAACCCTATGTGCCCCAGACCTACCGAGGAATGGATGGTCTCGTCAGCCTGGGCGGCTACCTGAGTGGCAGCCCGACGCTGCAGGCGGCCGTGGCTGCAGGCGCCAGCACCATGACCCTCACCGGCACGCCTCTCACCGGCCTCGTGCTCCCTGGGGATGTCTTCACCGTGCCCGGCAGCCCAGGGACCTATACGGTGACGAACACGGTCGTCGCGAGTGGCAATCTGCTGGCGAACGTGACGTTTACGCCCGTTGCGCCCGGCGGAGGCTTTCCGCTGGGCGGCCTGGTCTTCGTCGCCACCTCCTCGGTGGCGCAAACGCGGCAATGGACCGCCACGCCGACGATGCAGACGCTGGAAACCACGGTGCAGGGCGACGCCTTTCGCACCCGGCGCACCGGTCTCACCGAGTGGGAAGGCAGCTTTGAGGCGCTGTTCGACTACGGCGATCCCGGCCAGGCGAGTCTGCTCAACCGCTATACCCAGGCCAAGCCGGACGGCAGCGTGGTGGGCCTGACGTTCGTCGTGAGCCCCGATGGCCCGGTGGTCCTCGGCGGGGCGGCGGTCCTCACCACCCTGGCCATCACCTCGCCCGGCCAGGAGTTGGTGAGCGTCACGGCGAATTTTCAGAGTCACGGCCTGCTGCTCGCTACGCCGCTCAGCGGCGCTGGCGGAGGGGGTGGCGGGGGCGGCGAGACCGGCTGGGCGCTCGACTACCGCGAAGAATGGGGGCTCCCCTGATGAGTCGCAACCAATGGACGATCGCGCTCGCGGGCAATATCGCGGCGAGTTTTCCCAGCCCCGGCCTCTCGGGGAATGAGGCCGTGCAGGTGACCTGTGGCAACGAAGGCACCTGCAACGCCGACCTCACGGTGACCCCCGCCAGTGGCCTGCCGCACGGCAGGACGCAGGGGCGCTTACGGTGCCTGTTCCAGGTGACGGGGGACATGAATGCGACGTGGCCGAATAATGTCTTCGGGCTGTTTTTCCAGTCGCAGCAGTCGGCGGTGATTGGCACGCCCAGCGTCACGTGCTATGGCGTCGTGGTGGCCTATAACACGATCACGCTGCGCCAGGTGACCGGATCGACCAACCTGGCCAACGGCGATATCCTCGCCACGGCGCCGCAAGGCTATGTGCCGGGGGCGCTGCTCAGTCTGCAAGTGCAATGGGAGATCGTCAATGCGACGCAGCTCCGCATGCAGGTCTGGCGCGGCACGCTCAGCGACTATAGTAACCTCACCCGTGTCCTCGACCATACCGATACCAGCGGCGCCTACCTGACCAGCCTGTGGGAAGGCGCCTGTGTGCGGCAAGCGGCGTCCTCGACGGGCGGGATGCTCATTGGCCTCGTGGACAAGCTCGAACTGTACCGGAAAACCACGTAGCAAGGAGAAGCCGTATGCGCCCGATCGATTATGTCCGCCAGGCGTTTTTTGCCGTCGGTACGCGCGAGCTGGCCGTGCCGGAGTGGAGCACGGATGATTATCCGTTCACCATCTGGTATACGCCGATTACGCCGGCAGACGAAGACGCGATTCGCGCCCGGGATCCCAAGCCGGGGGCGGAATACAACGTTGCCGTCCTGATTACCAAGGCGAAGGATGCGCAGGGCCAGCCGCTGTTTCAGTGGGGCGACAAGCACGCATTGATGACGAACTGTGACTACCTGACGATTATCCGCCTCGTCAACGAGATGAGCCGGACGCTCACGGCGGAGGAGGCCAAAAAAAACTCCATGACGATTCCTACCTCTATTACCGACTCAGTTTAGCTGAGGCATTGCATAAGACACTGGCCGAAATCGACGCACTCCCCGTGGATGAGCTGATGCTTTGGGGCGCCTACTACGACGAGAAACAGGCGCGAGCGAGACGTTAAATGGTCGACGTGTATACCGTTGGGATTGCCCTCCAGACCTCCGACCTGGAGCGCGGCACGCAGCAGGCGCGCCAGGCCATGACGCAGCTGGGGCAGGCCGAGAGCCAGCTGGCGCGGCAGACGAAGCAGACCGAGACCGCAGCGCAAGCGCTCGGGCAGACGGAGACGACGCTCGGCCGTGTTCTCGCCGCCACGACAAGCCAGGCGACGCAGCAGAGTCAGGCACTCGGGACGCTCGAGGTACGGACGCAGCAGGCAACGCGTGCCAAGCAGACGTTGAGCCGTGGCGTCCAGGGCCTGAGCAGTCAGCTCGTCAGCGCACGCAGTGTCGCCGTGGCGTTTGGCAGCTATTTGGGAAGCCAGTTGGCGCGCAGTGTCCTTGACACCGCCGGGCGCATGCAGACGTTGCAACTCTCCCTTGACGCCATTACCGGCAGTGTCCGGGCCGGGGCCGACGCCATGCTGTTTGCGCGGCAGACCGCCAACCAGCTCGGGATGGCCACGGCGGACGTGGCAAGCACCTATCGTGGCTTTCTGGCCAACACCAACGGACTCAATCTCGGCGTCGAGACGACCAGGCAGCTCTTTACCGGCCTGGTGGCGACGACCCGGCTCGTCGGCGGCAGTGCGGACACCTTAGCCAACGCCGTGCGGGGCCTGACACAGACCTTTGCCCTGGGCAAACTGGACGCGGAAAACTGGAAAGGCCAGGTCGAAGAAGCCCTGCCTATCCTGGCCAGCGCACTGCCGCGTGCCCTGGGGCTCACCCGGCAGGCGTTCATGGACCAGATGCAGGCCGGGCAACTGACGCTTGACCGCGTGTTACGCCCCCTGGTGCAGGTCCTGGGCGAACAGATTCCCAAAGCCGCTGGCATTGCCGCGACCAGCATGGAATCTGCCTCAGCACGGATGAAAAATAGCTGGACGGACTTCATGACGGCCATCGGCCAGTCGTCTCTGTTCCAGGGGGCCATGCAGCGCCTGGGGGATGCGGTCCGCTGGGCACACGACTTTGGCGCGGCCATCGGCGCACTCGATCCGCGCCCGCTGACGGAGATTCAGCGCCTCTCCGAGCGCATTGCGACGCTGCGGGAGAAGCTCGTCACGGAAGGCGAGCGGACGCTGAACATGCCGCAGCGCATCGAGGATCTCAAGACCATCGCTGACCTCGAAGTGCAGCGCCTGGGGCTTATCCGGCAACAGGCGCAGGCACAGAAGACCGCCATGGAGCAGGAGGAAGCTCGGCGCAAAGCGGCGACGACTGGCCCGACCGGCGTCACGAAAACCCTGACGACGCAGATCGACCAGGAGACGGCGGCATGGCAGCGGCGCTACGCGGTGGGGCAGACGGTCGGCCTGCCACAGCTCGAGCGCGAACGCGCCAAACTGGCGGACTTGAACAAGGTCCTGCAAGACCATCTCGACGTGCTCGCGTCCACGACGCCGATGACCGACGCCGATCGCAAAGCCCGTGAGGCACAAGCGATCGCCGTGCAGGACCAGATCGAGGCAACCGAAGGCGTCATCAAGGTGCTGCAAGACGAGGAACGAGAGCGCAACACGCCGCAACGAGCCACTCGCCAGCGGCGTGAGGGCATGACGGAGGAGCAGCGCACGGCCAATGACCGGCAACGCGAGCAAAATCAGCTCATCGATGAACTGACGCAGGCCTATGACCGCGCCACACAATCCGAAGCGGGTCTGCTCGCCTTGCGCGCCCGGCGGCTGCAATTTAGCCAGACAGAGATCGAGGAGTTACTCAATGTGCAGGCCCTGACGCAGGAAACGGAGCGTCAGCGCCAGGCTGCCGACGACGCACGCCAGGCCTATACGTCCTACTACGACACGCTGCAGAGTGATCTGGAAGGGATTATCCGGGCACAAGAACACGGCATCAATCTGGAACAGGCGCAGGAAGAAGTCGCGATCAGGAAGGTGGCGCGTACGGACGAGGAATATCAGCTCTTACTCGCACTCAATACCGAGCGGCGGACCGGGCTGGCGCTCATCGCAGAGCAGGCGGCGTTTCAGGACGCGATCTCCCGTGCGGCACGCGAGATCGAAGACCAGGTGCGGAGCGCGGAAGGGACGTTGGCCGAGGAAGCGAAGCGCACGCAGGAAGCCTTTGAGGCCCTGGCCGACTCGCTGAGCGGGAACGTCTTTCGCGCGATCCAGGACCTGACCGAGCGCGGGAAACTCTCGTTCAGGGATCTGGCGACCTCGATCATCAGTGACCTTGCCCGCATCCTGCAACAGCAGTTTTTGATGCCCAAGATCGCCACCTGGACGGAGAAGGCGCTGGAGTGGGGGTTGGGGCTGCTCGGGGCGGCGACTCAGACGCCCGCCCTGGGCGGGGGCAGTCCGGCCAGTGGGGCAGGGCTCGAAGACCTGATGCAGTCGCAAACCGGTGGCCCGCTGCGGAGTGGCGTGACGCTGGTTGGCGAGGCGGGCCCCGAGGCGATTGTCAGCCGCGGCGGGCGGGCGATGGTGTTCCCGAGCTCGCACCCCCTCAGCCGCATGGCGGTCAGGGCGCGCCTGCCTGGGCGGCAGTTCGGCGGGACCCTCCCCGGATGGACCACGGCACCGGGGGAGACGCCAGCGGCCGAGAAGCCGGCCATGCCCGGAACCGTGCCGGTGGGGACGCGCGCGGTGAACATCGTCTTCAATATTACGACACCGGACGCCACGAGCTTCTTGCGCAGCCAGGGCGAAATTCAGCGCGCCATGGGGCAGGCGGTGCGGCAGAGCCAGTATGCAACCTGAGCGGGGTTACTGGTCCAGGCGCTGGGCGAGGCGGCTGCGGCGTAAGGCGCGCGCGCCCTCCTTGGGGTCCATCTGGCTCAGCACGATGCTGCCAGGTTTGGCGCCAGACTTGACATAGATCGTCTCGCCGGCGTCCAGGTGCAGGGTGCGCCGGTGCAGTTGGGCTTCGGCGCCGACCCCCAGAATGTGCGTCCCTGGCGTGACGGGGATCTCCAGGTACGTCCTGGTCGCCAGGCTGCCGACCAGGACCCCATCGAGCGTCACGGTGTGCAAGAACATACTGCCCAGAATGGGGGGGCGGTAGATCACGAGGGTCGCGGTCTCAGGCGCCTGGCGCTGGGTGACAAGGCGGTCAGGCGTTTCGGGAGCCAGCGGGACGGTAGCGCAGCCGCTGGCGAGCAGGGCGAGGGCGAGGACGACGAGGGCAAAGGGTTTCATGGGGTCGTTCCTTTCGTTAGCGTGAGGCGTTGTGAGGTGACTGGACCGGCGGTAAGCGGTCAATCCAGGCGTGAATATCCTCAGAGACCTGCCGTAGACTCCGATCCTGGGAGGCTTCCGGAGTGTTGGTGTGGTTCACCGGCGGAAGATCCGAGCCACAAAAGCGGCATTTGACCGCGGCAGCTTTAATGGTTTCCGCACAGAAAGGACAATCACGAATCAGACCATGTGCACGCAGATCGCGCTCAACTTCCGAGGTTTTTGCCTGCATCACGAGTGCCAGGATGATGCCAAAGGGTCCGAGCAACATTCCGAGACAAAACCAACCAAAGGCATTGCGGTGTTTGTTCGAGGCGACAACGGCACTGATAACGCCACAGATGAACCAGATGAAGAGGATTTCCATGAGAGTGTCCTTTCTTTGTGGGGTTAGCGGTTGTGCAACTCGCGCACCATCTGCGCGATGTCGCGTAGCGCCTGATGGCTCAAGCGCGTTTCGCGGATGATCCAGGCCAGCAGCACGCCGTAGACGCTGCTGACCAGGACGGTGACGAAGAGATTGGCTTCGACGAGTGCGAGGAGGCGCTCAAACATCTGTGGGTCCACGTGTGTGATCCTTCTGTGCAAGTGCTTGTTCAAGAAGCAACAAGATGAAGGCATGAACTGAGCGTCTGTCCGCCTTCGCCAGCGTGGCAATCCTGGTATACAACGTGAACGGCATCCTGAGCGAGAGACGTTTCATAGAAACCTCCTTTGATGTCATTATACACTATGTCGACATCATTTGACATAACTTAAGCCCTCGGAGCGAAAATGTTTCGTGACGTCGAATTTCCCCGTGAGTTCGCCTATGGCGTGACCGGCGGGCCGGAATATGCGACCGACCTCTTTACGTCTCCTGGGGGGTACGAAGCGCGGCAGCAACACTGGAGACAAAGTCGGGGGCGCTGGACGGTGAGTTTTCAGCATCGCACCGCAGCCGAGATCGCCCCGCTGCTCCACTTCTTCCGCGCCGTGGCGCATGGGCGGGCCTTCAGTTTTCGCTTTCACGATTACACCGACTATACCTTTGACAACGTCATTGGCACGGGTGACGGCGGCAATACCGATCACTATCTGCGCAAGCTGTATACCAGTGGGAGCTCGAGCGTGTATCGACTCTTGCGGGCGCCCGTGGCCGCGACCCTCGTGGTGACGCTTGACGGCGTGGTCACCACGGACTACACCCTCTTTGCCCAGACCGGGATGCTCCGCTTTGCCGTGCCGCCGGCGTTCGGGGCGGTCATTGCGGCGTCGGGGGAGTTCGACGTGCCCGTGCGCTGTGGGAGTGATAGGCTGCCGCTGCAGTATGTCTCGGTCGATGCCTTCACCTGCGACGCCCTGGAGCTGCTCGAAGTGCTGCAGGAAGAACCGGATGAGCTATCGTAGAGAGGAGAGACATGTTCGTGGAAGACCCGCCGTTTCCGGTTGCCCTGGCCTACGGAGCGACTGGTGGGCCGGAATACAGCACCACGGTGGTGCTCCAGGGCGATGGCGTGGAACGGCGCAATCGAGGCTGGGCGCAGGCCCGCTGCCGCTACGACGTGGGCAGCACGCACCGCACGCGTGACGAGATCACCGTGCTGCTGGATTTCTTCCGGGCGGTGGCCGTCGGGCGCCAGAACGGGTTTCGGTTCCGCGACTTCACGGACAGCACGTTCGCCAACCCGATTGGCACAGGCAATGGCACCACGACCACGTTCCAGCTCGTCAAGCGCTATCAGGTGGGCGCCTGGCAGAGCACGCGGGTCCTGACCAAGCCCGTGGTGGGGACGCTGACGCTCTGGCTGGACAGCGTCGAGGTGGTGGTGTACACCATTGACTGGACGACCGGTCTGGTGACCCTGCCGTCCCCGCCGGCAGCAGGCGCCGTGCTGGAAGCCCAGGGCGCCTTCGAGGTGCCCGTGCGGTTCAACATTGACACGCTGCCGATCCGGCGGGTGGCGCCGGACGCGTATTCGTGTGACGCCATAGAGCTTGTAGAAATCAGGCTGCAAGCCGAATAGGTCTTCAAATTCGGGAGATGAGCCGTTGAAACCCTGGAACACCGCACTCCACGCCCATTACCAACAGACGACGACGAGCATCGCCACCTTCTGGCGCGTCACGCGGCGCGATGGTCAGGTGTTTGGGTGGGTGGATCATGATCAGGACCTGGTGATCGACGGGCTGACCTATTATGCCGCGGCCGGCCTGCTGGCGACGGCAACGCAGACCACCTCGACGCTGATGCCTGGCACGCTCGATGTGAGCACGTTCCTCACCTCGAGCGATGAGCAGGCCATCGAGGCCGGGCTGTGGGACGAGGCCGCGGTGCTGATCTTCGAGGCGCGCTGGGACGTGCTCCCGACCGTGGTCGATGCGCAGGGGTGCAACATCCTCCTGGCCGGGACACTGGGGACGATCGAACGCCAGACCGGGCGCGTGCAGACCTCCCTCCATGGCCAACTGGAAGCCCTGGACGTGCATGTGGGCCGGGTGTTCGCCCCGACCTGTCCGTGGCGGCTCGGGGATAGTCGCTGTACGGTGGCCCTCGGGCCACATACGCGGACAGGAAGTATCACGGCGCTTGGTCCCAGTCCCCTGTTCCAACTGTTCGACGCCAACCAGAGCGCGCCGGATGGCTTTTTCAACGAAGGCGTCATCACCTTCACCAGTGGGCCCAATCAGGGGCAGCAGATGGATATTCGGCACTGGGAGTCGACGCTGTTTTATTTCCATCGCCCGCTGCCGTTCGTGTGTCACGTCGGCGACCAGTACGAGGCGATTCGGGGCGACGATAAGCGGTTCGAGACCTGCGTCGGCGTGTTTAACAATGCGCGCTTCTTCGGGGGATTTCCTCACCTTCCAGGGATTGACCGGGTGCTGGAGAATCCGCTGCTCAAGCCCGCTGTTGCGCGACCGGAGGCGCCGTAATGGTCACCCGTGCCGCCATCGTCGCCGAAGCCTTGAGCTGGGTGGGCACCCCCTACAAACATCTGCAAAACCTCAAAGGGCCACAGGGCGGGGTGGACTGTGCCTATCTGCTCTATAGTGTCGCGCTCGCCGTTGGGTGTCTCGATCCACGCACGCCCCGTCCGGTTTACAGCCCCCAGTGGCATCTACACCAGGACGAAGAGCGCTATCGGCACGCCCTGGAGAGCGCCGGGTGTCAGGTGGTCGCATGGGACGACAGGCAGCCGGGCGATATTCTCCTGGTGCGTTTTGGTCGCGTCGCCAATCATGCGGCGATTCTCATCACCAGGGAGGACGTCGTGCATGCCGATCATCGGCGGGGGGTGCTCTCCCACCCGATCCCGGCGCCCTGGGGGCCCAGGATCATGGCCGTCTATCGGGTCCCCGGCCTGGAGGAGACCGCGCCATGAGCAACATGTCTGCAGGGCAAATCGGCACGCTCGTGGGGCTGGCGGTCGCGGCCGTGGTGCTGGCGGTGGTGAGTTATGGCGCCTCCGTGCCGTTCACGGTGGCGCAAATCGGCACCTATCTGGCGCTCGGCGCGACGGTGGGCGGGATCGCCGGCGGCATCTACGATTATGCCACCGCGCCAGATCAAATCAATGAGCAAGACTCCATTGCCGATCTGGTCCTGCAAACCTCGACCTACGCGCAACCGATCCCCCAGATCTGGGGCCGGTATCGCCTCGCCGGGAACATTATCTGGATGGGCCCCAAAATCGAGCACGAGCACCGCGAGGAAGCCGAAGGCGGCAAAGGGGGTGGCCCCGCGGCGGTGAGCATCACCAAAACGTATAGCGTGGATCTGGCGATTGCGCTGTGCGATACCTTGCTCAGTGGCTTTATCTACGGCATTCAAACCGTCTGGGCCGACAATACCGTCATTTATGATCGTGCGCAGGCGCTTGACTGGCCAGCGAACTGGCAATTGCATCGCGGCGAAGGGGATCAGAATCCCGATCCCACGATCAGTGCGGCGCTGGGCCTCGCCAATACGCCGGGCTATCCGTACCTGTGTTATGTCGTCATCAATGATTACGATATGGGGGCGTTTCCGCGCGTCCCCAATTTCAACTTCGAGGTCTACCAAGATCCGCTCCCCACCTTACCGCAGGTGCTCACACAACTCTGTACCGCCGTTGGCTTGCCGGCAGAACGGCTGGAGTGGAGCGCCGTGCCGACCAACACCATCGCGATGGCCACGGTCAATGTCCAGGCGGTCCGCAGTATTCTCGAACCGCTCACCTTCGCCTATCGGTTTTATGTGTTTGAATCCGGCCTCCAGATTGTGGGGCGCAGCCAGGAGAGTGGGGACGAGGTGGCGCATATTCCTGAAGGCGCCCTGGATGCCACGGATCAAGAAGACAAAGAGACGACCGGATTGCAGATTCCCCGTGCCCGGGAGCGGGCGCTGCCGACGCAATTCAGCGTCAATTACGTGGCCCCCAATCGCGGCTATCAGCAGAGCACGCAACAGGCCATGATCGGCTCCCTCCCCACTGCAGTC